AGAATTATAATATCCTTAAATGATCTTTTCAGATAACGTTTTTTCAATTCAAATGATTCTCTATCTTTTCCAAAGTCCTGACATAGTTTCAGGAATCCGTTAGCGGATTGATTTATTGAATTAACGATTGTTTCATCGGTGACATGTTTATATGTAGTTTCATAGGGTTTTCTTTTTCTTTCAGTTATCATATATGTATTATTTTCCTCAGCATTTCTAAATCTATTACTACCTTGTTCGATTGCGGAAACATGATGATTTCCAATTATTATGTTATGAACTATTTTTGAATGGTTCGTGATTGAATTACCATTTTGGTAACTACTAGTGGCAACGCAGCCAGAAAATTTAGACATATCGCCGCTATTAACAAATTCAACAACATCTTTATCATTTTTTGTTTTTGAATTGATAACTAATAAGTCATTTATTCCTGATGCTTTAGCACATTCTATAAGTTTTTTTAATCGTCTGGAAGTATCATTTAATGATATTTTAAAATGTTCTCCCTTTTCTATAAAGTCGTGGATCATATTAATTGTTGTTTCAATTACGTCCTCAACTTCTACAAAATATATATTTTTATTTTTTTTAAATTCTCTTTTGATATTAATTGTTATATGGCTTTTCAATTCTGGAATATTATGATATAAATCGGTAGCAGTAATTTGAATATGATTATTAAATTTTTTATATAATCTAACCCATTGTTTTAAATATTTTCCTTGAAATTGTTCGGATGAATTGGAGACATGAGTGTGTGATTCGTCGGTAATGATAGTATATTTATTAATATCATCGCCCAACAATTTTAGTAATGGATTTGCCATAGCAAAATTAGTATAAATTATACAATCACCTTTTGTGGCAGTTTTCACACTACCAGTATAAATTTTTGGAATAGTAGAATTATTTTTAATAGCTAACAATTCATGTTCATAAGCCAGTTGAGTCACGAGCATATTAGTAGGACACATATAAATCACATATTTTAGGGTATCATCCAGCATATAATTCATAATGCTATATGATTTCCCAAGCCCAGTTTCAGCTTTAATTTTTAAATTCTTTTTTAAATAAGGTAAAAGTTCACATTTTATATCACTGATATACTGACCCTCTTTTAATTTGAAATCAAAATCTGATTTATGAAAATCAGATACTTTGAGATATGGGTCGTGAGATTTTACATTATTTAAAAATATATTTTCTAATTCTTCATGTGTATATTCTGAATTTTTGTCGAAAATATAATCTGATTTTACTGTTAATTGTTGTATATTCATTTGTCAATCCTTGATAATAAATATTATATATTAAATAAATGTATTTGTCAACATTTATTTTAAATAATAATTGAGCAGTAAACGAGAATCGAACTCGTATTTTCAACTTGGAAGGATGAAGTATTACCTTTATACGATTACTGCTCAATTATTACTTTTTTTTGTGTTCTATTAAAAATTTGTTTTAATTCCTTGCGACTTAATTGGTGGTATAATCCTATTCAAATGTTTTTTTGTTTTATCATAATGGCTCCGAAGGGGGGATTCGAACCCCCGACATAATGATTATCATCTGCTCTACCAACTCGAGCTACTTCGGAATATTATAATCAGGATGAAATTACTTTTTAGATCCGCAGTCTAGTGTAATTTGTTTGCTGAAGTTCATCCTTTAAATATATAATAACACTATTTATATATAATGTCAATACTTATTTTTAAATATCCTTTATATTATTCCGAATTTATTGGGTTAACATTAACAATAAATAGGATTAAAAAAAATTATTCTTCATATATAAAGGATATTTAAAAATAATAATAATTATAATGGGTATTACAGAGTTTGTCAATTATTATTTTTAATTATTTGCATTTTTAATTTCTTATTAATAATAATTTCTTCTTCTAATTCTTGTGGTGGTATAAATTTAACTCCACTTATATTCTTATTATAATATAATTTAGTTCCCATGTCATTCTTTTTTCTCAATACATCGTTGAATACATGTTCTTGAACTTCAGCATAGTATAACGAACCTTTGGTTTTATGTAAAGAGATAATTTCAAATTTATAATTTTTCATTCCTTTATTTTTAATTTGTTCATTGAGTTCAGTTGATGATCCGGTATAGTTTTTCCAATTGGATTCAGTAATTATAGTTTTTTTATTTTTTCGATTTTTAACTTTGGCTTTTTTGGTGAATTTGAATTGTTTTTTTCCAATATATTTTCTTCCAGTATCAAGTTCGGTAATTTCATATATGAATCCAAACCAATCGTTTATTATAATATCTTCTTCTTGTGAAATTATCCAATGACTTTTATCTAAATTTTTAATATCCATAAAATATATTTATGAATTATTATTTTTTAGCTCCTTGTTTTTTTCTATTCTCAGCAACAATATAACAAAATTTTATATTATCAAATTCTTTAAATTTCAGAGGTTTTTGTTGCATATCAATTATTGATAATTTTTCAGTTGATACGATTAACCAATTTATTATATTATTAATTGATTGGTTAATATCATTATCATATAATTGATATTTACTTCTTTTTCGTCGTTGATATTCATTAAAGAATTTATTGAATGAACTCATTATATTATCATGGATATCTTCATCTAACATATCGATATTACCAACAAAATTTTTATTTCTTAATTTTGATCGTAATGACATGTAGGTACGATTGATGTAATTCACTTTTAGTATTTTAACACGTAATAGGTAAATCCATCTAACCAATGAGGAAGTTGTATTTTTTAACTTTGGATTATAAAGGTCGATATATCTACGTTTTCTAAATTCAATAAAATATTGATTGAAACATCGTAGTATATTTTCAAATATATCGATTTCATTCATATCGATATTACCATCAAATTGGGTATCTAAACGATGGCGTTGCATTTTACTACCAATAGTATCATTTAATTTTATTTTTTGTGGCTCACGTCGTACACCAGAATAATCGGTTTCATAACCCATAAATAATCCTATTTAATATCCATATTTATAAATAATCGCCAATAAATCTAAATTTACCACTGGATAAATCCATACTTAATCTATATAATATATTATTAATGATTATTATTATATTTTCGTCTGAATTTTTAATGGTATAATCGCAATTTGTAGTAAAATCAATATTATTAAGTTTAAACCAGTTATAATAATTTCTACCACTGGGTTTTTTATCATAATCATATACATTACAATTATTAATTTCTGTTATTTTATTATTGATTTCATATAAAATATAATCAAAATTTTGAACATCATATTTTAAAATAATATATAACTGTTTAATAATAAATTCTGAATTATCAACAGTTATATTTCGTATTTCTTTGTAATTCATTATAAATCCTTTAAATTTCGTAAGTTGTAAAACCATTTTCTTTTTTAACTGTCATGATAGAATTTACTCTACCAACCAATTCATCCTTGTGAGAAATTAAAAATATATTTTTATTTCTTTCCCGTACCATTTGTTTCAGAATCGACAGTGAACATTCGATTCCTTGACCATCCAAACCATTATCTAACATTTCATCAATAAATAATAAATTGATGGGTTGATATAAATTTTCAAATAAATCTCTGAATGACCATGACAAACTTAAAATCAATCGATTCCTTTCACCTCTTGACAAATTACCAAAATCTAAATCTTGTCCCAATTGAATTATTTCAACGGATAAATCATTTTGAAAAACGACTGAGTGTGGTAATCCAACCTGATATAAATAATGTTCTAATCGACTATTTAAAAATGCTAAATTCTGATCAATTATTTTTTTTCGTAAAAATGAATCTTTACTGGTTAATAACTTTAATAAGAAATCCTGATGATTTTTTAATATAGTTAAAGTATTGATATTATCCCAATTGATCTCAGTTATTGCGGTATTTTGTAATTCTAATATCTGATCATTATAAGGATCAACTTCTTTTTTCTTATTAACTAATTGTTCATTTAATGATTCTAATATATTCTGATGCCTTAAAGCATCTTCCATACTGGAATAAAAGGTTTGTGGTGGTTTATTGATGGTTATTAAATTATCAATATCATTTGAAACTTTTTCAATTTTACCCTGTATGGTTTTTATATAATTATTGGAATCTTCTAATTTTTTAGAAAGTTTTGTGATCATCTCTGAATGTTTTTCATCATGTAAATCCTGTTCACATGCATGACATTTTTTATGAGATGTTTTATTTAGATCATTAGAGATATGTTCATTATTTTTTAATTCTTGAGTTAATGATGATATTAGGGTTGTTTTTTCCTTATTATAATTTATCAATTTTGAATTATATTCATTATATAATTTCAAATCCGAATGATATATTATTTCCTTTTCTATATCGATATTTAATAATTCTGAAATGGATAGTTCAATATCATTAATATCAATTTTATATTGTTTATTCCATACTTTTTGTCTGGTTATAAGGGTATCGATACTTTGTTGAATTTTTTCATTGGATTTTTTAGTGGCTTCGATGGTAGCATTTTCCAGAAAAATTTCCTTTTTGGTATTTTTAACTAGTTCTGCTAGTATTTCTGCTTTTTCTGATAAAAGAGTAATCCCCAATAATTGTTCAATTATCATGCGTTGATCAGAAGTTTTCATTTGTAAAAATGGAATGGTGTAGGTATTTAATGCCACGATATGTTTGAACATATCCAACGTCATTCCTATCAATTCATTAATTTCTTTTTGGGTATCTCTATTTTCGCCATGAGCATTATTGTCACGTAATTCAGTACCATCTTTATAGAATTTTAAGATATTTGGTTTTCTACCCCTTTCAATTTTATAAATGATGTTATTTTTTTCAAAAATCAAGGTAACTAACATATTATTACCATTAATCTTATTAATGAGATTATCTTTTTTAATATCATCCACTATAGGGTTGCCGAATAAAGCAAAACTGATGGCATTTACGATAACTGTTTTTCCAACACCATTTCGATTACCTGAGTCTAAACTTCCCAGGTCTAAATTTTCACCAATAATTAGTGTTAATTCACCAGAGTCGAGATTTATGGCTTGTGTGCAATTTCCAACAGATAAGAAATTTTTCATAGTGCATGATTTAAAGTTCATTATACATCCTTAATAATAAATTTTTATCATATGATTCGGAATTGATATTTGCTAATTCTGTTGAAACCATTTGATCGATTGAAATAAGATTTTGATTGATTGTTATATTATCAAATTCAATACTTTTCTTTTCATTGATTAGTTTTAATTCTCGTAATTGATATTTATCAACATAAGTTTCTTTAATAAAAGAAGCTTCTTCAAATGAAATATCAATATCCAATAAAACTTTGAGAAATTGTTTTGGTTTTAAAATTTTATCAGATTCATCGATGAGTCGTGATAGCGTTAAAGTTCTGAAGGTTGGTTGTTCATTCCAGGTAAAATATTGAGGAGTTCCACCCCATTCTAATATCATCATACCACGAGCATCATCCCATGCATCTGAGTAATTATGTGGAAATGCGTTACCTATATAAATCATGTTATCAATTTGTTGTCTTTTATGAAAATGACCACTAAAACCATATTCATAATTTTTAAATTGATTTAATTTCAAATCACCATGATCTGGCATTTGAACCATAGCGTTCATGAAAAAATGTGGTAATTCAAAATGTCCAAATATATATTGACCTTTTAATTTTTTTCCAATATTTTTCCATTCATCGCCAACTAACCACGGACATAAAACAGTATTATCTATCATGGTTGGTTTATTGATAATGGTTATACCTGGTATATATTTTCCAAATTCAACTGAATGAATATCACGTTTATCTTTAAAAAATAAATCATGATTACCAGGAAAGAAATAAAAATGTTCAAATGCTTGTCCTAATTTTTCAAGACATCTAATACTATAATCCAATGTGATGATATTAAGAGCATTTCTATTATGATGATAATCACCCATGCATAGCGCAGTATCGCAATTATTTTCTTTTGCGGTTTTTATAAACCAATCGATATAATCTTCACAATCCTTATTATGAATTTGTGAATTTCCCTTATTCCCAATATGTAAATCGGTAAAAATTGCTATTTTTTTAAATAAATTATATTGTCCCATTTAAATCCTTTTTAATGGTTGTTGATTATATATTATAGCATAAATGTATGTAAATTACAAGCTTAAATTTAGAATTTTTATAAAAATTTCAAAATTGCTAAATTATATTGTGATTGATCCAAAATGAGATAATCATACCAAGTTAACCAAATGGCATCAATATTATTTTCTTTTAATATATTAATATTTACATTTTTTAATTCAAGTATCTTATTTTTGAATGTTTCTTTAATTTCATCAATTTCAT